AACTGGATGTTTACATCAGTGTAACGACGAGATATTTCGTTGTAGCTCCAAGTGCGATGACGATGATGCTGACTCCTAACAAACAAAGGAACCACAAAACGTAGAGTAACAACGTTGTGCTCAAACGTAGAAGTGTGTCTGTGTTTAACCAAGTAGTTAACCAGTTTTTCATCTTTTTCATCTATCGTTTCCTTATGCTTCCCAAAGCTAACGCGGGCACTATTAACGATAGTGAGATCAGTACCCATGTAGTCCACGAGGTCAACGCGGCCAATTCCGTCTCTATAGACATGTATACTCCTTAAGGGCTTTTCTTCAAAGGGTGCTGCCCGTGGCACCGTTACTTTAAAATCGTGGTGTGGATTATGTTTTGGATCCCTTCCATCACTCATTCTGGCTCCACAACAGCCATGATGTGGCCTCTCTCAATAAGATAAAACTGTTGATCAACAACGTCGATTTCTCGTATGATATGGGATGGTACTATAAGAACGTCTCCAAATTTATAGTCACCCAGAGGGTCACGTTTCATTGACACAGCCTTGTACGGTTTCTCAGCGGGCCTATAGTCCTCTGGAAGTGCTACAAGACTTTCTTTCTCTTCTTTTTTGTCAAAAGAAAGATCTACCTCGATCCAATTATTTTTAGGTTCTAAAATCATTATTACTCCGTGTTTGTCCATTTATATTATCACATATTGATGATAACGTCAAGTCACTTTATCTCACAGGCTCCACCAGCACACGCCAATTCTCCCTGCAAATCAGTATCGTCCTGCATCTCTACAATACCTGAGAGTTCGACATCGACTAAATCTTTCAACATCTGTTCATATACTTCTTGAGTGCAGTCTTCAAAAGGAGCCTGGATATACGTCCCGCCATCGTAAGGCAATACAGACAAACCATTGTAATAGTTTCTGTTCTCCCACATCCAGTCGCCAACACGATCCCATTCATCTTCTTTTATAGTAACTGTGGCTGACACATTGTGAGTATTTTGGCCCTTACGGTGGCCCTCTTTAATCCAGTTAGTGCTGAACCGTTTGACTCTTTCGAGTAGTTCTAAGGCGCTTTCAGAGCGTAATATAGAACCCTCCGGTGCCTTCTGCGGCACCTGGATCACAGCAGTATCGTGTGGGCGGAAATATTCATCCTCAACCAGTCCAGAATGGTAGTTATTTAAATGAGTATAAATGGCCTCATTCTTACCGACCCTAACTCTTCGAATGTAGTATGGCGCATGCCAAGCATGAATACCTGAGGATGTCCCAAGCGTAAGACTAGTGGTCCCAGCAGGCTTTATACAGGTTGTTCTAGCTGCTGGATTAATACCAATCAAGGCAGCGGCCCTTGCGTTCTCTTCTTTAACTACGTCCGCTGCTTCAGAAGTATCTAAATCCAGCACTTTACCAGATGCAATACCAGTCATCGAAACACCAATTAGTGCGTCCTTCTCGGTAGTGCGTTGCCAAACGGGCCTTAAATAATGGAAATCAGTATACGAGGCCTGGAGGGTTCCGATGAACGTAGCCGCTCGGACACGGTCGTTTAGATCTCCTTGATCTTGTACGTTAGATACATTCACTTCGGTTAGGTTACAGAATTGGAAAGGGCGCAGAGCAATCTCGCAGCATGGATTAGTTCCCCAGTCTTTATCATATGTAAAATAAAAACCTGGTTCGCCAGCACCAGACGCCCTGACCCTTTCCCAGAGATCCTTAAAGAAATCTTCTGTTACAATGTGGCGCATTAACACAATTGAATTGTTGGCTCGTCCTCTCTGTGGATTGTTCTCCCACCAACTTCCTGTCTTGGCAGCGATCATTTCATCATCGTCAGCCGAGAACAAGGAGATAAGAGCGGCACGTCGAATGCCACCGGCCAGCACTGCGTCTGCTATGTGGCAGATCATGTCGTGGACTTCAATTGGTCTTAGCTTATCGCCATTTTCTTTTGCTTCTAGGATGCCTTCAAGTTTAACCAAACATTCTTTGAGAGGTTGTGGTCCGGGGGCTTTACCACCCGATGTTACCAGCCTGCTACCTTTAGGCCTAATGTCCGAAAAATCGAACCGTAACTTAGAAGTTCCACGGAAGTAGGACATTACAAGAGCTTTAACGGCATCAGCCCAGCCCTCAATAGAATCCCCCACTAAGAAACGGTAAGTCCTCTTACCGTTGGGTTTTAGTATTTGTGGCAGCTTTTCTACATGGTGTGCTTGTACCGAGTACCCAACACCAGTGCCCCCCAGTAGGAGAAACATAATTTCTCCAAAAGCTCTAACGTCATCAGCCGGCAAATAAGCACAGTTGAAGACTCTATTAGGAGCAACCTCAATTGGTTTACCCCCAAACTGCATCGAACGCATAGAAGGGAGAACCTTCTTATCATAAACAAACTGGTACGCCTTTTCGATTTCTTCCTTTAGATTAGGATACTTTCTAATATGCATCTCTTTGTTTCTAGTAACAAGCTCTTCGTATGTCTCTCTACGATACTTCTCTGGTAAGTACCGTGCATATTTCATGTAGACTGTGATGTCTGACAATATTCTTGAGGCGATCTCCATTTTATATACTCTCCCTTTGTTGTTTCTTAAACTTTTGATATTTCTCTTTCAATACATCCGATTGGCTCTTAGCTGTAAGTTCACTTTCTTCCTCGTCACTAGGTGGCAGTACGCGAATCTTAACATTGCTAGTGTCCATAAAGATGGGATATACAAGCCCATCCGGGCCATTTCGGTTTTTGGCCACATAAATTCTACCTGAGTTTGCGCTCTTATCTTCCATGGTCCTAGAGACGGTAAAGATGAAATCAGCAACAAAACATTTGTTAAAGGCTTCTGAAATAGACTCCATGGTTATCACCTCCGCGTTGAGACCCGACCGGTTTGTTTGCGAGGCGGTCCAGACTGGGCACTTAAATTCTTGTGCTATCGCTCGCATCTCTTCGTAAATAGACTCCAATTCATTACGCTTCTCTTTTCTTACCGTAACTGGTCGTAAAAGATCTCCGTAGTCAATTATAATAAGTCCCGGATCTATGCCACGGTTAATAAGCTTCTCAAGATGATTCCTGATTGTTCTGGTGGAAGCTGACTTAGTTGGGTATTCTTTAACAATAAGTTTGCCCTTGACATCCTCTACTTTTTCATAAATCAATTCCTTAAAAGAGAATAGGTCACCAAGTGGAACTCCGGTAATACAACTATCATACCTAGAAGCTATGGTGGTATCACTAAGTTCTAGTGTATAGTGTATAACATTTACACCCTTCATCAACGCGGCTGCCCCCAAGTGAGTCAAAACCATTGACTTACCAGCGCCGGTTGGTGCCACTACCACACCCAATTCACCCTGACCAAGACCATCCTTAGAGATTTTGTCTACCTCGCCCCAGCCTGTTGTTATAGGGTTGCGAGCTTTCAACTCAAACCTTTTCTCAAAATCTACCAAGTAATCATAACCAAAGTTGGAATCGCTACCCAATACTAAAGCATCATTGATGATCTTAGAGATTTCATCGAATGAGCATGTTTGTAGCAAGTCCACAGACTTTAGCATCGCCCCCTTCAGCTTTTGTTTCCTGCAAAACTCAAGTGCCTTGTCTTTAATAAACTCCGAATCCTTAATTTGTTCAGAGACCATAATCGTAGCAAAATAATCTCTTACTTGCTTCTGAATTGCCTCATTCTCTTTTTCAAGATCAGACTTTATAATCGTATTCATAATCTTCTTAGTAGGATGAACACCATACTTCAATCGGTATGCTATTATCTTCGACACAAAAAGCCGAAGATACCCTAGCTCTAAAAATGTGATATCAAATACTTCTAATATTTGATCTGCGAACGGCCTGTCTTCTAACATAAGCAGACATAGCGCCTCTTGGAAACTTTTACCAAAATGGCTAAAATCAGTGCGTTTCATATTTCCCCCTCTGTCCCCTTTAACATAACTCATTTACCTAAACTAGCAACTATTTTTCTCATCGCGATAATAAGATCGATATTGTCCCATTCACCAAAGCCATCTGTCATCATCATTTTTCTAAATTCAGTTAAATTCAGTTCAGCTTCTGTATTCTCTAAAATATAATTTACTTGTGATTTTACGGTTGGTGAAAGTGAAGGGCTGTAGAGTTGCATAAGTCTGTAGTTTTGTTTTATCTTATCTACATTCTCTATTATTCTCTTATGTACTAAGAGGGGCTTCTCTACTCCTTCACAGTGTCGTACAATATCTTCTATTAAGTAGTCGTTCTCCTCACACATAAAGGAAAATCTTTTAGAAATTGTTTTAAGCCCAGCGCCTGGTACACCTTTCAAATTGTCAGAAGGGTCACCAGCGATAGCTCTAGCCAAAGCAAAATTGTTTGGGTGGATACCAAACTGATCCACTATGGAATTTTTGTTCAATATTTCTTTCTGTGTGGGTCGATAGATTATAGTTTTATCATCGCACAATTGATAAAAATCTTTGTCACTAGATATGATTATTTTATTATAATCGGCCAGCCTTTTATTTTGTACCAAGTAGGATATTATATCGTCTGCTTCGACATCTTCAATACAATACTGTATGACAGGGAGTTGATTGAGATATTCAGAAAGCCTTATTTGTTGCCACACCTTATTATCTTGTTCCTCTCTGAGTGTGAGATTCCTTATTTCGCGATTCAGCCTTACTGGGGATCTTCCTGCTTTATAGTTTTTATTTAGTGTTTTTCGTTTTCTAGAACCACCGCCACAGTCCCATACCACTATCACTTTATCTGGGCGGATCTCTCTGCAAAGCTTTTGTAGAGTTTTTAGAAAACCCTTAAACCCACCTATCGGAGCACCGTTCGCTGACAGGCTGGGGTCCACTATATAGGACCGCAGGTATATATTCATGCAGTCTACAAGCATGACTCTCTTCATAATCCCCCCCTCAAGTTATTATTTCAACTAGCTTTCGACATCTTTGTCAACATTTTCAAATGACTCTATGTCGCCTATTCTGTCCTTATACTTACCGATAACCTCAATATCCATCAGTTCTTCAACTCTTTGCCTGAACCTCGGGTCCTGAAGGTAACTCATCCATTTTGTGGCTTGAAATTTTTGTTCTTCTCCATTGTCATAAACAAGGGTATACCAAGCTCCGCTTTGTTTAATAAATTCAGAACCTTTAATCGCTTCAAACCATGATTCTTCATCCATGATCCTGACTTCATCATCACCCCAAGTAATCTGAAACGTGCATTGTCGCCTTTCAGTACCGAAGCGAGATTTCTTTAAAGTCGCTTTAACTTCTGAACCAATCGTAAAGCCATTTTCATCTGTTACGAAAGCAGATTTTGACTTTCTCTTGGTTAGCCAGACACGAAGAGAAGACGCATATACAAGAGACTTTCCTCCTGGTGTGGTGTAGGGCTCTGACATTATTTCCGTCCTTTCCGCATGTGTTGAGGCGATCCTTTGCTTTAGCTGGTTAAGGCACAGCAGAGTGCATTCTGCATTGGCAAGTGGGATAGTCAGCTTTTGAAAAGCTAAGGAAAGAGTTCTGGCCTTCTTACCTACAGAGGCGTTTGGGTTAAACCCACCTTCCTTATCAGACTCTGTTGGAGTATTTGCAATAGAATCCCAGATAAACAACGTTCGCTGTTCTGCTCCAAGAAAGTCTTCAATCATCTCAAGTACTTGCTCTACTGTAATTGCCTGAATATATACAAAAGCATCTGGATCGGTGTTTATACCAGCTTTTTCTAGGAATGTAGGGTCGATAGCACTTTCGGAATCAAAATAAACTACATATATACCCTGCTTCTGCGCCTCAGCAGCAACGCAGGCCGCCATATAACTCTTACCAGTAGCAGACAAGCCTGCGATTTCCGAAATCTTGCCAATGGGGATGCCAGCTTTTTGTCCCTTACAAATGATAGAATCTAACCATCGTGACCCTGTAGGGATCCAACCTTTGACCTCTGTTGGGTTATCTTCGTTTAGGTTGTGAGCAACTTCCATGCCATACTTCTTATTCAACCTCTTTATCATGTCACCCATATTATTGACTTTACCCGTCTTAGCTTGTCTTCTAGGCATTACCCCTCCTGTAAAAAATAAAAATTAAGGCACCTGTTAACCCTGTGCCTTCCCGTGGGTTGTTTATCAGCTACCTGTACCTGTACCTGTACCGGTGCCAGTGGTTGTTGTACCAGTAGTACCAGTTCCAGTTGTAGTACCAGTTCCGGTTCCAGTCGTGGTACCAGTGGTCGTACCTGTGGTAGTTCCCGTGGTGCCAGTGGTGGTCCCAGTGGTAGTAACCGTGGTAGCCGTAGTGGTCGTCATAACAGCCGTGTCGGCTGTCTCATCACCCTTCTCGTCTCCACATCCAGTAACGAATGCTAGAGCCGAAAGTGCTGCCACTCCAAAGACCGCGCCAAAGACGTGATCACGATTAATAAAACTAAACATTATTCTTTCTCTCCTGTAATTTCTTTCTCAATAGGTTCTTCTTCAGTAGACCCTTTGGCCTCTACAACCACTTCAAGCATTTCATTGCTTTCTTGGTTGGATACAACCTGTGTTTCCTTAGCGTTTTCAGATGCTTTGTTAACAACTACCTCTTCCTCACCACCAAAATCTGTGATAAAGAAACTAAGCACTAAAGCGAGTGCTGCAACAAATCCAATAATAACATATTGGTTTTTCATGATTTCACTAAAATTCATAATTAATTTCCTTTTATTTTTGAAAATGAGACACCTATTAGAAGATCTTGGGATAGTTCTTCAACCCGTGCCTCCCTGCGGTTGGGGGGAACTTAGAATGCGGCGCTGCTACTCAGAAGCTCATCAAGCTTTTGGTCTACCGTATTCGCCTCAGCGCTACCTCCGTATTTTTCAACGGACTGCCCACTGTCACTTTCACCTGCCAGCCATTCATTAAGCATTTGGCCGACTTCGGCTGGAGTCTTGCGGGACTCAGCAAACACTTCATCGAAATCAGGGATCTCATTAAGTGCGGCTGCCGCTTTTGCACCACCTTGGTCATCGCTGAACAATGGTGATGAACGACGGCGTGGAGTGATCGAAGTCTTAGGGAAAGAAGCTCCTGGTGGCTTTCCATAGTTAATCACAAGATCAGTGCCCGATTCTGGGTCAGTGATATCATCGTAGTCCGGGTTCAACGCAAGGGTGACCAGTTCCTTGTAAGCCATCTTGCCATAACCCCAAAGGCGTACACCTTTGTCTTCTTCACCTCGAACAATGACCGGCGAGAAGAAACGCTGGCGGGCCATTAGATCCTTTGCCATCTTGATATCATTTGGTTCGCCGTCGCTGAAGAGTTTGCGGACAAATGCATCCAGCGGATCATCCTCTCCAAAATTCCTTTTTGGGCTCAAGAAACCACGGTTCTCACCTAGGTTGTAGTGAAACCACATCTCACGGAAGGGGTCGCCATCTGGCATCGGGAGAATCCGAATTGTCTGATCTCCATCTTGGGGCTTCCAAAACACAGATTGTGTTCTGCCCTTTCCTTCCAACTTATCCAACTTATTACGCATTTTTTTCAAATCAATAGCCATTTTATTCTCCTATGTTTAAATTGTGGGTGGCTACCCTATAATCGCAATAGCTAATATCCTATTGCGCTAATCTTGTCAAACTAATTTATTCTCATCGTATTCAAAAACAGTCAGATCGCCTTGCTGTGTATTATAATTAAATACTCTAAAACCACCTGCCTGTAAATCCCATACTAGTTCTTTCCCTTCTGTTTGGGTGGGCGAAGTTCCTGTACCTGTTGTTTTAACCTCTAGGAATGCCTGGGGCATATCCTCTAGCCTAGCAAAGTACATTCTCCTCGGCTCACCACTATCTTTCACAAAAGATCCAATATACGCTCTCATCATTCCCCCTGAACTTTTGAAGTTCTATTTACACAAAAACCAAAATTGTTTTCGTACTCCGTTGAGTATAACCTGTACGAAATTTTTGTCAACCATTCTTTCTTCTTTTCTTCGACTTGCCCCTCTAAGGTGGCGATCATATTTGACTCATTAAGTAGTGATTCTTTTCTTAAAGCGTAAAAATAACTTTTTTCTCTCACTAAATCTAAGTCGTAAAATGTTCTTTCCTCTGAGGTCTCTGTATCTAGTAACCCGATTGTTGAGATCCTGCAAACTTTTTCACGTTCCTCAATTACACCGTACACATGTTTAGAACGATTAAACACATTTATAAAATGATATGTGGATGCTATAAGATCATTAATTTTATCATAATACCCAATAACAGGTAGGTTCCCAACTATGGCTGCGACTTTCTCATTACTAACTAAATCAATATTCTCTACAAGCCCAGATCTAGCATATTGTTGCAGGATACCAAAGGTTGCACGTTCTAACAACCTTTTCTTACCTGTCAAGCTTTTGTGATTTGGACATATATAAAGGATTGATACCCTCTTGTTTTTTATCTGCTGTAAAATGGCCAAACTCATCGCTGATATATAACCAGCGCCACCAACTATGAATGTTACCTCTTCTCCAAGATTTGAGAAAAAGTCTTTTAGGTTCGGGGCGTTACTTTCGTAATCTTCGGGACTTCTTTGTTTTCTAACATTAAAACAATTCTCGCCCTCTAAACCAGCATCTATTCTGTAGGTTGTATATTGTGGATATTTATTGAAACAAACAGCCAGATTACAACCTGCCTCACCAAGTCCTATGATGTCCATTATTTATCACTCTCCAGATTTCCAAAGTCACTGCCAATCGAAACGTTGGTTAAAAACTGTGTGTCTTTTAGCGTGGAGAATTTCCTCTTTATCTCTGGAAGCAAACCCATATCCTCGTCAGCCATATCTATAACCACTGAATCATGGACTGTAAAGGCAATATGTGATTTTTTATTTTCTAACATCTTATTAATTTCAATCATTTGCCTCAAGACAATATCAGCAGCAGTGCTTTGAATTAAATAGGACACTGCGTGGAACTTGTCACATTCTATGCTTCTACCGAAAGGGTTTGTCACAGACTTTCCATCCCAATATTTATTTAGTATTTCATTTCTATTATACATACCCTCGGACATTGTATCTTTTGAATCAAGATTATATAGCCAAGCGAATATTCTAGTTTTAGCTTCATCGCGGGTGATTGTATTGTTATATACATTAGCCACGTTCCATTCATGGATATCGCCTAACGGCTGTGCCTTCCCTAGCAAATATAACAAAACACGAATCTCAAACGCATTATAATCAAATTCAACAAACTTATTGTTAGTGGGCAGTACGGCTTTCCTAAATTCCTTATTCAGATTTAAAATTGGAAAGCTATTTTTCTTTGTGGTTAGTCGTCCTGTCCTTGAACCAAAAATATTATATCTTATATATGATTCCGCCGATCTAGCGCTCTTTAATTTATTCTGATTTGCAAAACTCATACCACTTGTATTAATCCGGGAAAAATCTAATTTTAACTTTCTTAAGCTAATTAATTTCTCTATCTTGTGAAGATCATTTAAAAATTTATAATTACTAGGCTTTTCAAAAGTATCAAAAACATATTGTGATATCCTATTTTTGATATCGCAAAATCTGATTAAAAATGACTCGGGCATTAAATCATAAAAACAATGCTGATTAATGTCGATCTTTGATTCGCCTACCGAAATAGCGAAAGCATTTAATAAGGAGATAATTTCGTCGAACTCCTCTTTTAGATAAATGGGGCAGACCTCAGCTAAAGTTTTTTTACAGTATAGGTATGCGTATTCAATTGGTAAATCACTTAGGTATTCCGATGTTGCCCAAGTGTGAGTCATATCGTTTTGTATATGATTTTTGAATAAAGTGCCATTTTTGTAAATAGCTACGCATGATTTCTTGTCGTCCAAAGCTTGAAAAAGCAAGTTTCCCCCATCAATAAAAAGTTTTTCTTGAATCAGCCACAGAATCTAATAACATATCTCGGAGCCCTTGTCTAGAAAACGAACGATCTTTTACCATGTTCCTAGCCGTGACAACCCCGTTGTATGCATAGGGATCATTTAAAAAACCAATGTATTGATAATCAACATACTCTAAAGCCCGTTCTAGGCCTTGAATATTTAAATATGATAAAGCATTTTCCTTCATCAATTCCACGAGTGAGTCAGTGTACCTACCCCCGCTTTCATAATTTCTTAAATCAACATATAAATTAATTCTATAATTTTCATTATATTTATTATTTAATTCATAAATTGATATTTTTTGTTTTTTTATAATATAATTAAAGGTTTTTGTTTCTTTTCTAATATTTGGCCTTAAAGAAACAAATCTGTTATAAAATTTTCTCATGTAATTCATAAAATATGCATGATCTAAGGTATAAATATGACTGTAATAATCATTAAATATATCGCTTGAATTTGTGTTATACAATTTCATATACGATTCCATTTGAGGAGATCCCAAATTCGCACAAAGTCTAGTCGGCTTATTATAATCTATCATAAAACCGTGCCTGTTCGCGTTATTCATCATAAATTCAAAATTAGGCCTATCTATGACCTTTGTGACCTTTGGAGCATCGTCGTCCGCAAGATCGACTAGATCAACAAACAATCCAGTACCCAAAGGCGACGAATGCCTACTAGCAACAAACCCTGTTAGAGTTACCGGAATCACTTGGTCCATTAAAAAAATTTCATTTAAAAAGAAATTTATAAAATCATCAAAATCTTGAATAGTATTGTGAGCACGAATCATTTTTTTATGAATCTTGTTCCTCAAATCGTTCATGTACAGATCGTAAGCAGTTAAGAGCCTCTTGTGACCGGCAAATGGATTAATTTCAGACAAAAATTCATCATTTTTTTGTATTTTACTAGTCGAGAAGGCTTTTCTGTGCTCCTTTAAAAAATCATCTAATGCATGTGACACAAAATCCACTAAATAAATGGCTCTACCGCCCTCACCAGAGCTAGATCTCAAATTATCCTCATCTAATAAAATAAACTTGTGATTTTGATCTATTCTACCGTAATACATGTTCTCTATAAACCAAAAATCTCTAAAAAGGCCAGGATATTTATTTTTTAGTCTACTCGGGACTGCTTCATTTCTATATTTGCCTCTTTCATCAAATATATTTTTAGTACCTTTGGTAGTATTACTGGCTGAGAATTTTCTGTAAGACATTATTCGGCTCCCGGCTGCGATGTTTTAGAGATCTCCGGTAACCCTAGATCACCTCTTAGGTCATTACGAAGGTTCTGTACTTCTCGCTCTAAATCGGCGCATTCGGGTATGGCCACATCACCAGACCTAGTAAGCTTATCAACAAAAGAACCTAATCCATCGCCACTGCTTTCCCAACGGCACCGCAGCGTAGTAATATATTCAGATGGAGTTATACTGTGTTTAACTGTGATGACATTATGATAACCGCCAAGACCCATAGTGTTGGCGTTGGAGCCATCTTTACCTGGGTCTCCTAGTTCGTCAGACCCCAAACCTCTCGGGTTTATAAATAATCGACAACCTGGAGCGAATAAATTATTTCCATACATCCTAAGGTCACATTCATAAACATTTGATAACTGGAGTTCCGGATCAAAATCAGACATTAGATATCTAAGTTCTCGCAAATGTTTTTGGGTTGTTGCTGTAAAAGTCATACTTTTAACCAAGCCACGATCTAAGCCTGTTGCAGTATGTAATATGCCATTGGTCAAATCTCTTTCATACCTGCTATCAAACTCACCCTTTTCAAAACTAAGATCCAGTCTTCCAGCTTCAACATTATATATTACAAAATACTCAAAGCTTCTATCTAAACTTTTCTTGTTAAATGAATCAAAAACAAATTTTGTTTTCCCTTTGTTTTTGGCCTTTCTATTTCCAAAAAGACCGTCGCTAGTCTCCGAAGGTATCAGGAGGTTTTTACCATATTCATCTATGTTTAAGGATGAATTATCTCCCATCTTTGCAGCGATAGGGTCACTACCACCAAACGATGAGTCAGCACTTATTATAGCACTGCCGGCTAAAAAAGCTGCTCTACGATCACCGCTACCACATTCTGGTCCCAAAGCCTCATACATTAACTTCTTCATAACTGACCTCATAAAGTGGAGAAGAGGGAATGTATTTTTTCTACCCCTTATCACCTCATCTCTCATAAAATCAGTGAATAATTCAACCGATATGGGTATATCAGCAATGTTAAGAGAAATTTTATTGCCACTTTTATCGAGAATATTGGTTCCGTCAAATACAGCAGGGCCCAACATAAATCTTATATTGCCAAAATTTATATTTCGCGTGTTAGTGGTAAAATTCTGCATATTTTCTAAAACATTGTTGACCACGAGAGCGTATAGGTCGCCCAAGTAAAAAAAGTTAATTTTCCTAACGCCTGGCTCAAGCAAGAAACTTTCCACATCTATGTCTATCTCGTCATCGCATGATACATTCTCTACTACAAAAGTTATTTGTGGCGGCTCCTCACCATCAAGCATCGCGAATGTTTTATCTGCCTCTGTGGGGGTGGTCAATTTAGCAGTGTATATACATCCCTCAAAAATTAATTGTTTTAGAATTGATAAGTAAGAATCTTCTCTTTCTTTTTCTATAGTCTGTTCATACAATTGTCTAAGTTCTTTTATAGAATCATCTTCACATTTAATTTTCTCTTCATTCATTAAAGTTCTTTTCGAAGTTATTTCATTTATTTTGTTTATTCTTTCGTCTCTTTTGGCAATTGTTGGTGGATCAAAAAGAACATCTGCTCTTTTGGGGTCCATCATAATAGTTTCTATCCTAGCACGAAAATCTAATATAAGCCTTACTGAACCATCATCTTTAAAATCAAACTTATGATTTGTTGTCGTTAAAAACATCTCAACCTGATTGTCTTTTATAGCTGAAGATAAATCATCTGATAGAACTCCTCCTCCACCAGTAGCAGCCCAGCCGGCCACTGCTTTTATTTCATAAAAATTAGGATTAAATTCATTTGTTTTTCGTGTATTTCCTTTTTCATTAACATAACGATATTTAGGTTCTAACAAGACCAAATCTATTATTCTATAGCCTCCTTTTAACGGCACGCCGTTCTGGTCTAATCCAGGCCTTTTCTTAAATAATTCATTAAAGTTTTGTGCATGTATAACTAATTGAGCTTTTATGTCAGCTTTGGCTGTGGCAGGTTGAACGCCAACAAAACTAAAGTTAAAACTTTCTATGCCGACACCTACGCCCCTCTGTAACGTGCTGTTGAGCATAGATTGTAGATCTTTAACTGGATCTACAAAACTAGAAAATTCAAACTCCACTTCTTTTGGTGGAGCTTTTGGAGTTTCATAATATTGTTTATACAGTCTGACTGTGGGTGTTAATTGTGAAAGCTCGTAATGTTTGATATTCAAGAACTGGTTTAATCCTTTGGTGAGTCTCAGCCTGTTCATCAAAGTGCCAGGGTTATTTGTCGAGATCTTGTGTATTTTTTTGTATTTTATATCAGATCTAGAATTTAGCAGCGTCTCGTCTCCATGTTCATGAAAAGAAGCTCCTGGCATGGGCGGTTTTGATCTATTGAAAACCGCTTGTAAATTGTTAATAAGAAAACATTGATCATCAATTTTTTCCTCAGAGGATTTAACAGGCTCTGTTTCTAAAACCTCGGATCTCTTTAAAGAGTTAAGAGTTTGCTCGTCTAATACACAACTTGGAACGCCTTCACCACATTCATTATTATCGGAATCATTGCACTTTATGCCCTTCTTCTCTAATAACATATTAAAAGCGCCTTGAGTTTCACATCTCCAAACGCCGTCGATACCAAAATCTGGCAGCACTGGGGTGTTACCAGCCTCGTTACCATCCCAATCAGGGTCTAATTCACCTGCCATGTACGTCTGGAGAGCGACAACATTTTCGTCAGCGTCCCCAAGTTGCGCTATATTAGTTCCTAGCGCACCTCTCCCGTTTCGATTTTCATCTGGTAGAAAATCTAGATTCCCGTCTCCAAAGCCAGAGCCGCCTGTTATTTTATTTAGTTCATCAAGAGAACCTCCTGAGGGAACATTGGAGACCTGAGAATTCTCCTCCTCATTAGTAGACTTTTCTCTTTGATCGGTTTCTTTACCAGCCATATTAGACTCCTAAAAAACTTAATACTTTATCTATGGGATGCGGCACATAAATTATATCGCCATAATTTACATCAGCTTCTGTTGGTTTTTTATTAAACCAGGCTATAACCCACCATAGTTTTGATTGTCCATAATGGTCAAAGGCAAGTTTATAATATCTATCCCCAGTTTTCCATACATGAGTTATAGTCCTTAAGGATGCAATCTGTTGTTTAGTAGCATGATCTAAAATGGGCGTTGCATACTGTTCAACACCAGAAACCTTGCGTTCATCAAGCATGGATTCATATAACTTATTAGAATTAAAAAATATTTCTCTACCAGAATATCTAGACATTAGTCATCGCCTCCCAAAAGTTCTGAGATTGCAACTTCTTGTATTGCGTCTCCTGTATCAAAATTTCCTATAAATGCAGAAGAACCCTTTTGAGCGCCTGCCGACCAAGGGAATTGAGATGCGTCAGCCCCCCAACTTGGTGCTGCGTTCTCAGCGAAGTCTTGCCTACGATCGTTAATTTTATCTGTTTTTAGCGCTGACGGTGTTTTTTCGCCGTTCACCGACACAAGACCGGAGTAACCTCTTTCAATAGCTTCTGCTTTTTCCCACCCAAGACTATGCTGGTGAAGAACTTGAAAGCCTATGGTTAATGTTATTAACTTAGGATATAGTTTGTTTATAGGATCAAAAAAGCCCTCTTTAGGGTTTGGGTTCCACCCCAGGTTTGTTATGACACCTAACAGCCCGCAAGTTCTGACATCACCCCCTGGACCCCTTGAGGCATCAAAAATTAAATTTGCAAACTTCATTTTAATTAGCGGCCCTTTTGATATCGTAGAGGCCGAGTCAAGTTTGGAATATTCCGGGTATAACATTCTAGAAAGAGTAGACGTTTTAGATAAGTTTCCTATTGCATCGTCTAAGCTAAAAGCTGGTATCCTCCAACCTAAGTTGATGCTTCTTTGAGTTCCTTGGTAAGTCTGTATTGGATCTGGTCTCCCAAATACCCTTTGCTGGTTCCAATTGCACTGATAAGTTTCACTATAGTTATCTAAGAAAGCCTTAAACGAAACAGTGGCCCCTGAGAACGTTTGGTAGAATTCTAATACTTGTCCCTTTTTTTCTAATATATCTGTTGGATCGTACATTTTAAAACTCCTTTATCCGTTCAGTTGGTGTCGGGAAACATTTTCAGCTATTTCTTCGCCATCAAGTAACACTTGTAAACGAATAACCGTATCTCCCTGTGGTTCTGTTGGTTGTCTCGCGGTTTCTCGCCGTTCAACCGTAGCAGTTGCCCTAGCTGCCTCTACGTCTCCTAGGGACTTGACTAACAAATCTACAGAGTTCTTCATAATATCTAATTCTTCACCAAGGCCGCCTTTTAATTTTTCCCTGACCTTTTCGGCGCTATTGGCAAGAGGTGTAAACCCAGTCCTGAATATTTCATCAAGGCTTTGGCCAACGCCATCAACACCCTTGAGGACCTCCATAAATACTTTCTTGTTCTCCTCTGCTGTTCTTTGAATCATCGCTTCTTGTGATAATTCATCTCTATCTTTCGCTTGTGCATCCATTGCATCTGTTAACAAATCAAATTCGCCTCTCGCCAATTGCATAACTTGAATGTTGTTCTCAATCCCTGGAATAGCCTCGACAAAAGCATTCTGGAGACGCCTATTATTAGCCAACACATCCGCTGAAAATCCTGCCTGGTTCATAGCAGTTGAAAATGCTTGCATTCTTTCAATTGGATCATCCATCATTGTTATTTCAACAGCGTTCAAGAACGGGCCTTGCAAAAGAGCGTTTAACCTACCCACTGCTTCAGTTGACCCTTCAAAGGTATCCGTAAGATCGAACATACTCATTATTGTTTTAACTTCCATCCCAGAAGATTTAGACGCGGCTGACACTCTCCTGAAAACATGTTCGGCGTTATCGCCAAACTGTGTCATAACGGGCATCTGTTCGTTAAATGATTGTATAAGAGTTTTTGAAGAAACACCCAACTCCTCAGCGAAATTCTCCAGCCCTAAAACAGTTCTGGCAATCTCGCCATCAGTTTGGCCAAGGCCTTTTCTTAATACTTGAAAACTTTTAGCTGTCGCTTCTGCGGGGATTCCCAAAGCCTGAAGCACCATGGCTGTCTCCACGAGTCCCGCCTCAGTTGGGCTTATACCGTCTATTGTGAAATCTGTAAATGTATCGGTCAAATTACTAAAGACCCCAGATATTTCCTCTGCGCTAAGACCTAAATCTCTGTTAGCAAAGGTGGTGTCCATAATTTGCTTATTATATGTAGCTGCAAAGCCTGTGGCCTCATTAAATGCTCTTGCAGCCTCTAACTGACGGGTCGCGATATCACCGGTAACCCCAAACAGTATACTTCCCCCTTCGGCGGCTGCCCTTGCGGCTACTTCATAAGCCCCCAAAACAGCAACCGAAGAGCCTAACTGATTCTCGGTCTGCTCGTTAATCTCCTTAAGATCTTCGAGTGCATCGGTCAGTCCGCCAACTGCCTCTACTGCCCCACCTCCAACCGCTATGGCAAAGCCTTCTAAGGCTTTTATAAACTTATCAAAATCCATACTCTTAGGCCCTCTTTATATAAGTAGTAAGGACATTCATATTTAATCTTTGCCTAATTCATGCTCTTTTTGTTCTATTAGCCGCTTTATAAACCACTTTCGTATAGCTATAGGTAGACTGTAAGCCTCGGCATATGACCATTTACCATAATAGCATAAGAAGAAGAATTCTTCGTATACATCCTCTAGGTAGTTATCAGGAAGGCCAAAGAAAGTTAATTCCGAGTGGCACCTCCCGGACCACTACATGTTGACAATTTGGGCACTGCACTTCTTGTTCCATATCAAGAGAAGGATTTACACTATCGTAAATCTTCTTTATGGTTCTAGAATCTTGTGCCGGCATTTGATCTATAAAGTTTTCTAATTCTTGCCTATCGCTAATAGAATTAATCGACACGACGATCATTTTTAATAAGTTAGTCCTGTTAGCCTCTGGTAAGTTGTGTTTTACGCTTGTCTTTCCCGAATCCTCAAGGAATTTTTGTTCTTTTGAACTTAGAATCCTTAATTCCGCCGTGAAACCAGTAACGGGCAATTTAACAGCAAAGGTACCCGCCGATGTCAGATTAATATTTTCTGGGACTTTCTTAATTGGCAAGTTTGTAAGATCTATAACATGCTCATGCTTATGGGAACAAGCTGGGCAAGTGACTTGTCCAGTATATTCTGGTCCATAACCAGTAGCGCGGGTAGCAATCATAAGTGCCGTCTTGTCCCCAGGGTAAAGTGTGGTAACATCAATTGTCTTGTCAACAAGAACGCTTTGTATTAAACGATCGATAACAACACCTCGGCTAATCAAAGCCCTAGATGTCAGAATGTCTTCTTCCTTAGCCGTCATGTAGTTTATTTCTACTTCCGGTACAAGGTGAAGTGGATGTCCCTCAGGATAAAACTTTCCTTCGGTTGGTAACTGAACAAACTCAGTTGGTCTCGTAAAGCTTAGCGCTCCGCTAAACTGTGGAACGGGGGGAGCAGCAGGTGCTGACGCCCTATTCTTATTATTTCTTCTAGCCAAGTAACACCTCTAGTAAATATTAGCTGTAGTTTTGTCCTGGGCCCCAGTATTTGTTTAGGCCAGGAGCAGGGTTCTCAGAACCTGGGCCGGGATCTGCCTTATTATTAGCACCGCCAGGCTTAAATGTCTCTATGGAGGCCCAATCGTAACGGCACTTAAGGGAAACTGTTGTAAGGCCTTCCGAGCCGTACTCTAACTTCCCGCCATAGTTGATCTCCGTAAGGAATGGGTTGGTTAAAGTCCATCTTTCAATTGGATCACCCGCAGCATCAATCTGCTCAATAACAATTGATTGAAGCGCATCGACTGCTTCTTTTTTAGAGATTGTAGTGTTGTCGTTAACATCAGTCGGTGGACGATACCCTGAATCGAATAGGATTCTAGACAAGTTAATAGAAGCATCAGGACTAACAGGATCAACCAATTCAATCGTAATCTCGTTCCATGTTACTTTTCCTGGATAATAGAAGGTATGGTTTAAAAACTCATGAGTACTGGGGTTTACATTAACTTGCGGTTTTGTGACCGACTTAGAATACCATGTAGCCCCATTAGGCATGGATCCAATGCGAACTAAAAACCTAAAATTTCTTTTTGGCGACACTGCCGCTGAGGTCCAAAACCCTGCTGTACTTGACATTTTTAATATTCTCCTTTGCTTCTAGTATTAAATAGTATTCAAATAACTTTTGTTATTTTTTAGTCGTCGAACGAAGCCCCCGATCTGGTGATAACAAAATCAATCGCAATAAACTCAATCGCCCTAGCAGGCTTCAGGAAGATCTTAGCATACATGATGTTTCTATCAACGAGATCATCGGTTGTAGTAGTTTTATCAAGCACAACCTTGAACTCTGTGAGACCTAGTCTAGCTTGCACAGAACCAAGGAACTTGTCCGCTTCTGTTTTAAATCTTAACCATGTGGTGTTAACATTCTGGTCGAACAGAATGCCAGCAGCAATTCTTGAAATTCTCTTCTTAAGGAAGATAAGCAGTCTGCGAACATTGATTCTATCGAGCGCAGATGGAGTAACTTGCAGTGTTTTTTGACCAAAGATAACGATGCCCTCACTGGGGAACGTTGCAATTGGGTTAATATTAACTTCGTACAAGTCGTCACGGTCTTCTCTGCGTAATCTTTCGGTAGTGTTCAGAACAGGGAAGCCGCCTGCTCCTGTGCTTAGCCCACCACGGGTAAAGCCGGCAGGCGCAAACCAAAGCTCAGAACGTGCTTCTGAGGACGCGAAGGTTCCCACGGCTATAACAGATGGTGGTACCCACAAGGATGCATTAGAAATATCATCCCTGATGCGAACCCAGGGATAGAAAGTACAGCCATAGCTTGTGTTAATTCTTCTGCTTTCAAGCCCCGAGACAGCAGTTGAGACACTGCCTAACCTGTTCTGGTAGGACTGTGTACTCTCTGTTTTAGGAGTATAAACATTTTCGATATCTATGACCGCTAAGCAGTCACCGCGAGCTTCTGCAAGAGCGAGCATTTGGTCTGTAACAATTGGCTGTGTAATCCCAGGCGCACTAATCATGTTAGCTTCCACAAGTTCTGGGTCTGCAACTACATCGAGCGCTCGCTTGACAGAATAGTAAGCATAGCTACTATCTTCGGTAGGTGAAGCACCGATCGCTGTGTTGTTGAACGGCTCTTGTTCACCAATATCAACACCGTTGTGGCCACCCCATAATGGCATTGTAAACTTGTTAAAACCATTATCAAGAACTGATGTGTGGGTGTTGTTAGTTGCGTTAAGTGATTTGTTAGCATCAGTTGAAGTGCCTGAAGAGCCAGAACTATGCACACCAGCAGAGCCACTGATATCGTCTAGTGTGAAGATAAAGGAATATTGGAACCCAGTGTTTCCAACAGGTGAGAAAACATCGCTAGCCCCCGGAGCGGGTCTTACATAATCAACATAGCCTGGGTCGTGTCTGAGGCTAGTAGCCGTAATGGTTGGCTGGATACCAAAGTAAGCTTTCTTACTATCTGTAATCCCGCCGGCTGCCGCACTGACTCTTAGAGGAATTGACGGGAAAATAAATGAAGCAGTTAGATTAGTCGTAGTGGCTGGTGTGGCCAAGAACGAGTTGGCAGCCGCTGTATCTAAACCATCAGGCCTAACTTTAGTCCCATCTGATCTAGCGAGATCTTCAATTAAATCAGCGCTACCTGTTGCAAAGCTAACAAGCCTAGTTCCACCAGTAGAAGGATCTCCAGCAGTCGGAGCAGAGCCTGACTTAAAGGTATGAACGCTGCCAGAGACGACAGTAAAATCATTTGGCTTTGGCGGCCCATAGAAACCGAAAGGAAGTAAGCCAGGATCGGCGTTACCGTCTGCAACAATGCTTTCCATAGTCACGTAGATATATTTTGACTGGTTGTTAAACTCTCCATACTCGCGTAGCCTATTCTGAGAAGTGTCGTACTGAACGTACTTGTCACCTACTTTCTTAGCAAGGTAATTCTCAGACGCAGGATTAAGATTACAATTAGTGAATTGCTCAACTATTTGTGGGGCATTGTCACTGTCACTTGCAAACCTTACCTGCACGGTAAAGGTTCCATAAGCATCAACATCATTTGTTGATGCTTTGATGTCTGAAATGGAAATCTTTAAATTCTTCGATGCCCACTCAGCGTGATTTAAAGCTGTAAACTTAAACAAGTTTGTTGTGTCGGTCTGAGCGTCAAACCCAGTGTAATTTGTCGAAACATTTTGTGAGAAAACAATGCCTGACTGACCGTCACTAAATCCACGACGCTTATACGCATAGTTGTTATCTGCCGTAGTATCTTGGGCAAGAGGCACCACAATACCAAATGCGTCTTTGGAAGTGTCTAGGAAGTCTGTGACAGCAAATCTTTCAAAAGTTTCACCTAAGAAATAATCATTAGAAGAAGTCGGAATAACTGTCGCCGGATCTGTGTGTGTAGTGGCTCGCCCGTTAAGCAATTGAGGGTTAGTGTTAAATACTTTTCTAATATACTTTGACGAGTTTCTATCAAAGTTAAAGTTAGTAGTGTACGATGTATTATTACTGCTGCTGATGACCATTTTAAATTCAGGACCAGTGCCCACAGATTCAATTAAAGCTAGTTGCCCTTGATCGCCTGTACCAGTCGATGCTGCATGGGCACCGCTAAGCTCAAAGTACGAGCCAGTACCATAGAAAACAGCAGCTAAACGCCCATCACCCACATCTTTTGTTGCCATCTCTGAACCCGATTTGAAAAGGAAAAGGCCAAAAGCTCCACAGTTAGTCGCATGAGTGGTATCAACTGAACTATCACCAGGACCCATCCATCCAGCTTCTTGGCCAGAGTCGGCAGTAGGGCTTTGTGCCCCAAGAAGTCTAACATAGTTAACAGGACCGACCCCAGCGCGGAGATAAGCTAAGGCAGCATACGCACCATATGTAGGACCAGTGTAATTACCATCTCTCCAAACATCGTCGCCTCTTCCACCAGGGATTGGATTACCATAAAACTCTATGAACTCAGAAGGAGAATTAATTCTAATTGGGCGCAAGGCTGGGCCGTATTCAGCGCGACCAACAATAATTGGACCAACGTCCGGAAGATCATTAGGAAGTTGCGAATTGTCAACTTCGTTTACAAAAATGCCTGGTGATACAAATCTAAACTTTTTTTCAGCCATTGGATGGATTCTCCTAAATAGATGTCTTTACGTAATAAATAGTATTTTAAAAGCGCAAAGCACAAATTACTCTTTATAAAAGAGGTCTATGGTTCTAGTGGCATCGAACTCAGGAATATCACCGAAAATAACTTTTTCTCTAGGTATCTTAACTTCAACTGCATTTTCTCTAATCGAAAGTTTTGGTCTATCTCTATTAGGCCCTTCGCCTATAAGATAACCTAATATTTTGATGGTTAGTGGAACCTCGTACATTCTTTCTTCTTCCTTAAGGTTTGCAACATTGCTTGCTTGCCCAAACTCTCCCTGTATAAACCCCTCAAACCTGTGACCTTCGTGGTCAATAAAGAAGTTATTAATTTGCCCTGTTTTTGTAATAAACGGGGCGACCATCTCATTCACTTGCTGCTGATATTCAGTTCTAAGAGTGACAGCGTAATCTATAACAACATAAGTAGGAACTGGCATAGAAATTGTTTCGTACACCACCTTACCAGCGTTTTTGGACGGAAAGTTTTGTTGCCCTTCACCCACAGTAGCGTCAGCATCTGCTAAGGACCCCTTGAGCCGCGCTGAATCTGCATTTAAAAAGTTAGAAGTCTTATCTTGCTTTATTCTTCTAGCTACTATGAGAGCACCACCTTTCTCATCGTTTATCTCAGGTATGTGGGACCAAGCTACACCTTTCATGCTTGGGTCTTTTTTCATTGCCTTTCTTTCTATAGTTATTAGTGGCAATTTTAAAACTCCCTTATCATCTCTCAAACCTTTATCCCGTTTAATTTGGAACGCACGCTCAGCGGAGACCCAAATGACTGGGACTTTCTTAAACCCTTTATTAGTATTTGATGAGATGTTGAGTTCCTCATCTATAAATTTGAAAAAAGCTTGGTCTATCGTTTCAATGGTTGATGGCATAAAAGTAACTTCTTTAAGCTTGCCATCCACCTTTTCAATTTGAGTATAGCCATAATCATGTGGCATCGAATAGGCCCTCCCGTGCTCTAATACACTTAGCTGAGATCTCTAATTTATGGTCCACCTGTCCATATATTAACTTTGGCTCTGATAATGTTACTATTTCATAGAATGAATCACCGTAATAAACAAAATCGCCTTCTCTCACAAATAAGTCTTGGTCTTCCGTCAGACGCCTCTTATGAAAATGGATGGTAATGCTCTGGATTTTATCTAAGCCAATATTTTTAGAGTATTCAGTTTTCAGACCCTCGTATTCAATTAAGGCCTTTACAGCCACAGGGGGAAGAAATGTTTTCTTTACTGCTTCTCCATAAAGGTTATGAAAGTATGTTCTTTCTAAGTCAATTGGGTAATATGCTATTGTTTGTCCTATGACTCTCTCTATGAGTTCGTCGTTGACCTGCTTGACTAGATCTCTTTCTTTGGCCCCTGTGAAGAGCGGAGGAGGGGGCGCATCCGGTTGTGTCCACTTTTTACTCATCTATTTACCCCACAAAAATAGGAGATGGTGTCTCCTCCAAAATCTTACCGTTAGCGTCAAGAAGCTCCGCATCATTTTTCATAAGTTGCAGATACGTTGTTTCTTCAAGTATTTTCTTAAGCTCTTCTATAAGCGCAGTCTTCTCAGCCCCTGCTTGGGTCAACAGGTCGCCAGAGTTAAGTGTAACTTTGTCACCAGGAATTGGTATATTACCACCAAACTTACCTCTAATTTGGCCTAGCATTTCTTTAGATAGGGCGAGAGCATACCTACGAATCCAGTGTTTACCAATTGCATTAATGTTTTTGTATGGTAAGTTATCAAATGGGATGGAGTTGATGTTATTTATGCCATCTGCACCTGTTTGTTTATCAGCTTCATCCTCCCAGGCATCTGTCTCTATGGTAAATTTAAAAAAGAATCTATCTGCTAAGCCTGGTGCGACTTGAGTCGGGGGTGGATATAAAGTAAGCTTGTTGTTAATTATTTCATAAGAATAGTGAGATATTCTAGTGTGGATGTGATCTTCATAGGCCATTGCCTGCATTTTATTTTGCCATGCTGGGATAATTTCGAATGTCGAATCATCTGCAAACTGACCGTATGTTTGCATATTTCCTATAACATTAATACCACCGTAGTAACCAAAAAATCGCCACATCGCTAGTGGTGTTTTATAATATACTCTTGTAATACGAACTTTGTTGTTACCCACTAAACCGTTATAATCTACGGCATTGCCTGTTCCAGAATCTGTGCCTGTAGCGGAAGATTCGGAGACAATTTGCTGCAAATCATATATAGCTTGGCCAGCCGCAACATTGAAAGATGCAGAGTACTCGGTTAGGTTTCCACCAAACCCCGCTTCCTCAGCAATACCTTCTCCGATTCTTCGAGAATA